GAAAACGGCTTGCAGGGAATTGTATATCTCGCTCAGGCAAGCGGTGAGGAACTTGCAACAGTTTCGGATATTGTCACGGATTCAATGACCGCCTTCGGAATGTCCGCCGATCAGTCGGAGTATTTCGCAAACGTCCTCGCAAAAACAGCCTCCAATGCAAATACCAATGTCGGAATGATGGGCGAAACATTCCAGTATGTTGCTCCTCTTGCCGGTGCGCTCGGATATTCAATCGAGGATATGTCCGCAGCTATCGGACTTATGGCAAATGCAGGCATAAAAGGCTCAATGTCGGGTACTGCGCTCCGAAACATCATCACAAACCTTGCAACTCCGACAGATGATGTTGCAGAAGCTATGGAAACTCTCGGTATCGCTCTCACAAATGAGGACGGAACGATGAAGTCTTTCCGTGAAACTCTTGACAGTATGCGTGCAGGTTTCGCAAATCTTAACGAAGTCGAAAAGGCACAGTATGCAAGCACTATCGCAGGGCAGCGAGGTATGTCGGGACTGCTTGCAATCGTCAACTCCTCCGATGAAGATTTCATGAAATTGACAGAGGCTATACATGACTGTGACGGTGCGGCGGAAGAAATGTCAAAAATCCGCCTTGACAATTTAGCGGGTGATATTACGCTTTTTAAATCTGCCTTAGAGGGAGCAGGAAAGAAAATTTATGACGAAATTTCCGTCAATCTGAGAGGTATAGTGCAGGACGGAAATAAAATTATTGACTCTTTCAACGAAAGCGGCATACATTCTGCACTCGACAAATTAAAGGAGATTTTCAATAGAAATCTTACCGAAGTCGAAAAGAATTTTTCAAGAATCGCTCCTCAGATTATCGGACCGTTTAACAAAATCATTATGACAGGTGCGGAAATGCTTGTTTCTGCTATGCCGCTGATTACTCAGAAAATTATTCCTGCGCTGATTACAGGCACGAAAACGCTTGTCCTTGACTTTGTGGATATGCTGCCGACTTTTGTCCCTCAGCTCGCAGACGGTGCAGTAACTTTATTCAATGGCATTTTTGACGGTCTGAATGAAGTCGCTGAAAGATTAATCAAATATCTGCCGAAAATAACACGGGATTTAATTGACCGATTCATAAAAAATGCGCCTGAAATGTTCGATAAATCTCTTGAATTTTTTGCGAATGTCGGTGAAGCCCTCGCAGTTGCCGCAGGTCAGATTATACCGAAAATTCCGCAGATTATTTCAGGATTTATAAAGACTCTCACTTCAAAGGAAAATATTCAGCGTTTCAAAAATGTCGGAAAAGAATTTATCGTCAATCTTGCAAGCGGATTTTCTGGCGATAATTCGGCATTTAAAACTGTTACTGCGAATATCACAAAAGGCTTTTCAAACATTTTCGGAGCATTTGAAAACATTGATTTCAGCAGATTATCAGAATCTTTCGGCAATATTCTTGACAGTCTTACCCCGATAATCGAAAAAATCGGCGGTCTGTTTGAATGGCTTTCGGAAAATGTTCTCGCTCCATTTATCGAATGGGCAGGAAATGACATTCTCCCGAACCTTTTTGACGGATTAGCCGCAGCAGTTGACCTTTTAAGCGGTGCATTGGATTTCCTCAAAACTCCTGCTCTTGCGGTCTGGGAAGGCTTTTTACAGCCCTTGCTTGGATATACGGGTGATATTGTCGCAGGCACAATCGGCTTTATTTCGGACGCTTTTCAAGGCTTGTCAGATACTTTCAGCGGTGTTGACTGGGACGGTTACTGGCTTGATTTTGAGAATTTCGGTGATAACTGGATTTCGGGTGCAGAGGATATAAGCGACAGCCTTTTAAATGCCGAAGAAGATATTAACGACTTCTTCAATACAACTGCTCTTGGTGAATCATGGAATAATTTCTGGCAGGGTGTAGGAGAAGTTGTTGCTGATGTCGTTGCCGCTGTAAAAAATAAAATCAACGAAACAAAGGAAAAATTTGATAATTTTAAAGCCTTTGTATCCGACTGTTTCAGAACCGTTAAAGATGACTTTGAAAGCCTTAAAAATAAGTTTACGCTTGGATTTGAAATCATAAAAACTGCCGTAAATACCGCAGTAAATTACTTTTCCGATAAGGTCAATGAATGGCTTGACGGAATCGAAAATATCAAAAATACCTTTTCAAATCTCATTGATATTGCTTGGAGCTGGGGCAGCGATATCATTGACAACTTCATAGGCGGTCTGAAATCGAAATGGGACGAATGGACGGACACTTGGGAGGAGTTCGGTGAATTTATTTATGACCTGCTGCATCACTCCACACCTGAAAAAGGTCTGCTGAAAGATGATGACAAGTGGATGCCCGATATGATGGACAACCTCATTCACGGCATAACTTCAAAACAGTCCGAATTACAGCACACAATCAGCGATACAGCCGAAATTATAGGCGGTCTGAATGACAACAGTATAATTACACCTGAAATCAGTTTTGAAGGCTTACAGGACGATTTAAAGGCGGAAATAAGTATCTCTGCGGAAAATATTGAACTTCCCGAAATTCCTGATATTACAAGGAAAATCAGAACTGTTTCCGATAAGCTTGAAACTCCTGAAATCCCCGATGTTACAAGGAAAATCAGAACTGTTTCCGATAAACTTGAAACTCCCGAAATTCCTGATCTTACAAGGAAAATCAGAACTGTTTCCGATAAGCTTGAAACTCCTGAAATTCCCGATATTACGGCAAAAATAAAAACGGCTTTTGAAAAAATTCAGCCCCCTGAAATTCCTGAAATAACTGCAAAAATCAAAGGTATTTTTCAGGAACTCCCCGAAATCCCTGCTCAGGATATGAGTTTGCCGTTTATGCAGGCAGGTGAAATTTTCCGCAGCAGTCAGAACAATTACAACACAAGCAACTATGATAACAGAACTGTTTATGCACCCGTAAATGTCAGTATCAATGCAAATATCAATAATGATACCGATATCCGCACTATCGCTCAGGGTATTGCGAGGGAAACTCAGAAAAATCTTGCAGGAATAGGAGTTTATGAAGAATGAGTTATTTTATTTATAATAATGTTGATTCACGGACTTTCGGGCTTCTGAAACGTCCGCCTTTTGTAAATAAATCACAAAAAAATCTTTCTCCTGTTACCGTTCCCGATTCTCCCGTGAAGTTTTATCCGGATGTAAATAATCGTGATGAAATCCAGATAACTGTAACTCTCGGTCTTAAATCTCGTGAAAATATCCGTCAGATTTATGCATGGCTCGATAATACAAGCGGCTCACTTTCTTTCAGTTCTGAACCTGATAAATGCTATTATGTGCAGAATGTAACAGTTTCCTCAAATTATCTTTCTCCTCGGTTCGGCGAACTGGAAATCACTTTTATCTGTCAGCCTTTCGCCTATGCAGTCATGCCGACAGTGGTTGAATTTTCGGCTGAAACTGTTGAAGTTCCGAATAACGGGACAATTTTTTCATATCCCGAAATCAGTTTCGTTCCGACTGATGATGAAGTTATTGTAACGGTGAACGGTGCGGATTTTATTTTAAAAAACCTTGCATCAATTGACGGCGGCGGAATTATCGGCAACAGAACTGTTGTAATCGACAGCGAAGTGCATATCACCTATTTTATAGGCTATACAGGCGCAAAATGGGCGATTAATGACCATACTTTCAACGACTATCCACGACTTCACACGGGCTTGAATTACATATCGCACAATGGCAACGCACAGAATGCTGAAATCAATGTGCGGGAAAGATTTGTTTAAAAAGGGGAATTTCAAAAAATTGCAGTACATCATAATGATAACAATAATCCTCGGACTTGCGGCATCGGATTTTGTGACGGGCTTGATTAAAGCCTATATTTCGGGAGATTTGAACAGCACCAAAATGAGAAAAGGCGGTCTGAACAAGCTCACTGAAATGATTGTGATGACCGTTTCATGCGGTCTGGAAATTGGTATCCGATACCTCGGAAAATATTACGACAGTCAGACGCTTGCAAATATTACAGGCTCAGTCACGGCAATAATCGTTTTTGGATATATCGCAATAATGGAAGTGATTTCGATATTTGAAAACTATGCCGAAATCAATCCCGATACTTCCGCATGGATCAGAAAAATTATTGAAAAGCTGAAAAAATGAGGTGATTTTTATGACAGGCTCAGGAACGGAAAATGACCCCTATATCGTTGAAACGTGGGAAGAATTTAAGGCACACGTTTCCGAAGTAGGCGTATGTATAAAGATAGCAGACGGCACAATCTGGAATATGAATGAACTTGAACCAGCTGGCTGTCCAACACTGACAATCAGCGCAGGCGACCCTGCAACGCTGAATATTGACGGAAACGGCGTTGTCATCAATGACCTGTATCTGCCGTATGACAATTGTTTTTTCAAAGGTAATGGCGGATACGGCAAAAAGATTATCAGAGGATTCAACTTTCTGAATTGCCGTTGTGACGGAGTTTTGTTTAATGCCAATAGTGGTGATTATTCACGGTCAGAAAAGCAATTCCAGCTATATGACACTGTTGTAACTGGGATTTTTAACAGGCAAATTTTCAAGTCAAACCATGATATGCACAGATTTTTTTATCTGGAACGTTGTGGCGTGAATGTAAAGCTTACAGGTAACAGATATCTGTCATATGAGACAGGATTTGAGGCTGTAAATTCGTATTTCAACATAATCGGCGAGAATAACACCGAAAAATTTTTCAATAATTATTATACATCAAGCGGTTATTATTACGATTCAGATAGCAGTTGTCGCTTTGCCAACTGCTATCTGGGCGGAGAACTGAAAAATCCCACAAATTTGCGATTTAGAGTTGATGGTACATATACAAATAATGTTTTTAATATCAAGGTATGCGAGGGAAGCGAAATTTATATTATAGAAACAAGCGACAAAGGCTGTAATTTAATTAATTCTGATAAAATAGAAAACTGTAACGTTCATGCAAGTGACGGAAATAGTGAAAAAGAATTTTTTAGTACGATAAATTATGTATCGACCACACAATTAAAAAATGCTGAATATCTCAGCTCGATAGGGTTTCCGATAGGGGTGTAGATATGGCTTGGTATATGTCAGATGAGTTCCCGATGAATGACCTTTTCCCAGATATTCCCGAAAAATACATGGAAAGACCGTTCCCGAAAGCTTTATGGCGGATTGACAAAAACATGAACGGTGATTTTCCGTGGCATGAACTTCTCCCGAATATTCAGGGAATTGATGTGTGGGCGATGCCGCCCGAACGGAAAATAAAAGTCTATTCCATGTGGGAAAAACAGGACGGATTTCAGCACAACGGACTTGCAGTTCTTGACCCGATTTCATGCCATTCATTTCAGGCTGAAAATGGGCGGTGGGATATTACGCTTGTACACCCTCTTGACGACTGGGGAAAATGGCGGTATCTCATACCGCAGAATGTCATAAAGGCTAACGGTCAGCTTTTCAGAATCGACACGAATCAGCCGAAAATAAATTCCTCCGAACGAACTGTAACTGTGACTGCAAATCAGATTTTTTATGATTTGTCCCGTGATATTATCCTGCTGAAAGAGATTCCCGAAGAAAACAGAGGCGGCTGGTATCCGCAGAAATTTCTTTCATGGGTCATGCACAACGGAGTTATTGCATCGGAGAGAGCCGCAAATCCAGAATCTTACAAGAATTTTAACATCTATGATTTTGAGTACAGCACGGACCTTTCGGACGATAACACAACTGAATTTGACGGATTCACAAATACAACCCTGACTGCTGCGCTCATCGGTGACAGCAAGTGCTTTGTGAATCTTTTCGGCGGTGAATTGTACAGAAATAATTTCTATTTCAGCATAAACAAGCGAATGGAAAATGCCCGTGAAAATGCCTTTTCTCTGCGGTATTCCTTTGATTTGCAGGAAATAGAATTTTCAATTGACTATACCGACTTCATGACCCGCCTTGAATTTATTGATATGTATGGCAACTGGAGCGGAAACTGGCTATGGAATGATACAACTACAACTTATTCCGTTCCGTCCCCTGTTGTCCGTGCTGTCAAGTTCAACACTCCGCTTTCAGACGAAATCAGGAAAAGTTATTTTGATTCTGTCGCATATCCGAAATATACCTATAAAATTAAAATGGCGAACATCAAGGACGACCCACGATACAAGGATTTTCAGAATCTTCATGATATAAAGCTCGGTGACAGAGGCACTGTATACTGCGAACCTCTGGACGTTGAAACGGTGCAGAAAGTCATTGAAATCGAACGTGATGAACTCAGCCTTGAAATTCTTTCAATCACGCTCGGAGACAGCACAAAGTATATAGGCGGATTTAATCCTTACCGTGGAATCACGACAAGCGGCAATTCTCCGACTGATTTGCAGGCGCAGGCTTTACAGGAGGAAATCAGAAAGGCAAATCTCAAAACACTGAAACATTGGAGCGGCGCAAATTCATTTAAGTGGGGCGAAATTTCAGACTACAAATGGGGTGAAATCAATGACTGAAACTACAAATTTACATCTTAAAAAGCCCGAAAATTCGGATTTTGTGAACGTTGCGGACTTGAATTACAATTCCGATATTCTTGATGAAACAATTCATCAGATTCAGGAAGATATCAAGGGAAGTATTGATACTTCCGCATATGCGACAGCAATTTCAATGACATTAAATTCCGATACATACGTTATCAGCGCATTTCTCACGAATAAAGACGGCGAAACCCTCGGAACACCGCAGACAATTGACCTTCCGCTTGAAACAATGGTCGTCAACGGTACTTATGACAACACAACAAAGAAAGTAATTCTCACGCTTAAAAACGGAAATACTGTTGACTTTTCCGTTGCTGATTTGGTATCAGGCTTGCAGTCCGAAATTACATCATCAAACAAGCTTAATTCTGATTTGATAAGCGACACAAATCAGAATAACAAATTTGTTACATCTGCCGAAAAAACTAAAATTGCAAATGCCCTTACAGAAGAAGTCTATAATGCAGGAAAAACTACTCCTTATGGGACACAATATGTAATAGAGGGAGAAACCTATAGTGTTGGAAGATATGCTGAAATATTCAATGACTATACTAATAATAAAGCGATAGGCGAATACTCTCATGCTGAGGGTCGTAACACAACTGCAAGTGGAAACTATTCCCATGCTGAGGGTCGTACCACAACTGCAAGTGGAGAATATTCCCATGCAGAAGGCACAGGCACAACTGCAAGTGGAAACTATTCCCACGCAGAAGGCGCAGCCACAACTGCAAGTGAAAACTATTCCCATGCTGAGGGCGGAGGCACAATAGCTGCATCTGCGGCTCAGCACGTTCAGGGTAAATACAACGTTGAGGATTCAAGTGGTAAATACGCTTTTATTATAGGCAACGGAGCTAATAAGAATAATCGTTCAAATGCCCTTGCTGTTGACTGGGAAGGCAAAATATACGTCAATAACTCTGCTACTGGTGTTGATGTTTCAGACCTTCTGGCGAGAATAATCGCCCTTGAAAACAAAGTAGCAGCTCTCGAAAACGCATAAACGAAAGGAGATTTTTTATGAAAAACGGTATTGATGTTTCAGTTTATCAGGGAGATATTGACTGGAAAGCTGTCAGAAATTCAGAAATCGCATTTGCCATAATCAAGGCAGGCGGTTCAGATGCAGGATTCTACAAGGACAGCAAATTTGAAAAGAATTACACAAATGCAAAGGCTGTCGGTATGCCTGTCGGAGCTTATTATTTTGTAGGTTCAGGCTGTACTTCAAAGGCTGACGGTATCGCAGATGCAAAACGATTTCTTGAAATCATCAAGGGAAAAACTTTTGAATATCCTGTATACATAGACCTCGAAGCAACAAGCCCTTCCGCAAAATCAGGCGTAACAGAAGCTTGCATTGGATTCTGTGAAACTATGGAAAATGCAGGATACTATTGCGGTATCTATGCATCTGATGTTTCAGGTTTCAATGACAGGCTTGATTTATCCAGACTTTCAAAATTCGATAAATGGGTCGCCCGTTACGGCAGCAAGCCTGTTGTTGTCAAATCTTATGGCATATGGCAAAAGTCGGATTCGGGCAGAATCAACGGCATTAACGGAAATGTTGACCTTGATGAAGCCTACAAGGATTATCCTACTATAATCAAAAACGCAGGACTTAACGGCTATAAAAAGCCTGAAAATCCTGCTCCTGCTCCCGTTCAGGAGAAGCCTGCTCCTCAGACTGGCGAACTCTCACTCAATGGCAAGAAATATAAAGTTACTTTTGAAGAAATTTAATGTGATACAGCAAACCTCCGACAGGGAAACTCCTCTCTGTCGGAGGTTTTTTATATTGCAACCATACACTTAATCACTCCTTTATTGCAAGTTTCACAAATATTAAAAATTGCTTTTGTGCAAACATACAAAAATATAGAGTTTATATAAAATCAAGCAAAAAACACTTGACTTTATATAAACTCTATGTTATAATATAATCACGATAAAACAAACGACAGCCGAAAGGCAAGGA